TGAGGGCTTGGAAAGCGATCCGGTGCGGATAGTGACCCAATATTGGACATTTGATGGGCAGATGGTTGCCGAAGATGATCCTTGTAGCCCGCAACCCTATAGCGCTAATGCAGCGGAGCAAGATATATAAATGTCTGATTTCGATATGCTGGTCATCTCTTGTCGTCAGCTTTGGCACAGCTCATCCTATAGTGCCTCACCAGAGAGGATGGCCGAGTTTGTCCAGACTTCAGGGGGTCGGGTTATGCCTCGATATGAGAGGGGGCTAAAAGAGGCGATAGATTCACATCTGCCCAGCGATCAGCACCCGCAAGACAATACGCATCTCTGGCTGTTGGGACACTATTTCTGGAGTGCCGAGGTCGAGGCTGATCGGGTAATGCAAAACGTCTTTAAGGCTAGATTGTTCTGTTTGATCCACCAAGAGCTTCAACTGCTCGACAAGCCGGACAAGTGGAAGGCCAAGACATCGAGGATCATTGCCCGCGTATTAGAAGAGGCGCGCTATCTCAGCCCTCCGGATATGTCAGCGACAAGGAATGATCTCTACACCATTGAGCAGAAAGAGGTGTTCACCCAGGTTTCAGCGGGCAACTATCAGCGGGACGCTCGGCAGCACTGGGAGTGGGTTTATAGTGTGGTTGGTGAATGGGAAAGGCTGGCATTAGTGCCGGTCTGTGAGTGGATGAACAATCTGAAGGATAGGGTGGCTTAAAAATTTCCTTCTAACGCACCCCGATACCGAAATCATTAGATGCTTAATAACTTCGGTAACTTTACACTTTATGGGTTGACAGCAAAAGGCAAAAAATGTATCTTACATACGTTGATCGACTAATCCTCGTTTAACAAAAGCCACTCCCTAGATGTAAAAAAGGTGGCCGTTCCTGGGAGACCTATCAGGAAAACTCTAAGCCTCGGATGCCGCAAGCAACCGGGGCTTTTTCCTGTCGCTGTATAAATAAACACACTGTATGGATTGACAGTAAATGACGAACAATATACTATATATCCCTAGTATCTAATTCCGAGCATGGAATCTAACAGCCGCCCCTCAAGGCGGTTTTTTTGTGTCTAAAATTAAGGATCAGAAATGGATGTATCAACTTGGAGCATCGTGGTTTCTGTCCTTGTAGCGGCAACAAGCATCATCTGGCAAGCATCACGGATCAAAGCGAATGTTGACACCCACGGCAATGCCATTGGTGAGCTGAAGCGCAAACAAGACGCGCACGAGCAAGCAATCAAGGAACACCACGGGCGCATCTCTAACCTTGAGGGGCAAAGAAGAAGTGGCTGAATGTCTGATGTTGGCCAAAGAGCTGATAGAGGCCCATGAAGGCCGTAGACACTTAGCTTATGAAGATCATTTAGGAAACGTCACCGTTGGAGTAGGTCGCAACCTGGACGGGAAGGGCTTAACCAATAACGAAATAGACATCCTATTGATGAACGACCTCATCGAATGCTTTGACGATCTGTCCAACTTCAGGTGGTTCACACAAGCCAACGAATCACAACAGTCGGCCTTTATTGATTGGCGCTTCCAGTTGGGTGCGGCAGGGATCAGGAAGTTCAAACAGACCCTTATATATCTCGATCATGGCGACTACACCCAGGCAGCCAAAGAGATGCTGAATTCGGTATGGGCCAATCAAACACCAAACAGGGCGCGTGAAGTCTCTCGCCTTATTGCTGGGTTATAAGTTATGCCATTTCTAAACGAGCTAACACTGAGGCCAACAGATGGGGACAAGTGGCAACTCTTGGATCATCTGGTGTATGAAACCACTGATGACCGCTTTGTGGTTGTGTCTCCTAATTTTCAGACTGACCTTGCTAGTATTCCTCGTCCTCTGCGTTTGTTCTATCCAATTCACGACAGGCATACACGCGCGGCTGTTGTACATGATTTCCTGTACTGCACCCAACACATTGAAGGTGTGGCTATTACTCGTAAGGAAGCGGATCAAATCTTTTATCAAGCGATGAGGGAGCTGGGCGTGAGATGGAGTAAGGCTAAGACTATCTACTATGCCGTTAGAGTTGGCGGCTGGGCTTCCTGGTAGTGCCACACGCTGCACCACATCACGCAACACCCAACAATAAAACAAAGAAACATGACGCCAGACTGACATCCACACAGCGTGGCTATGGTCACAGATGGCGCAAGGCTAGGGGGGATTTCCTCAAGGTCTATCCACTGTGCATTATATGTAGGGATAAAGGACGAGTAACCTCAGCCAATGTGGTTGACCACAAGACCCCACACAAGGGCTGTAAGAGCCTGTTTTGGGACGTTACGAACTGGCAGCCACTATGCAAGCAGTGCCACGATAGAAAGACTGCTACGGAAGATGGTGGCTTTGGGCGCTAGTTATGAGAGGGGAAGGGGGGGTTTAAAGTCTAAGCCCTCAATTTATTTTACCGTTGCGCCCAGAGATCTTTTATATATGCAATTGGACGTTTTTAGAATGGCTAGAAAAGCACTACCGACACAGCTCAAGATTGTGAAGGGGACAGCGCAGAAGTGTCGCATTAACACAGCAGAACCTAAGCCAACATCGAAGCTCCCTACTTGCCCCACATGGGTCAGCACTGAAGGGAAAAAAGAATGGAAGCGGCTCTCGAAAGAATTGATAAAAACCGGCGTGGTCACTGGATTTGATTTCATCGGTTTAGCTACGCTTTGTAATATGTGGGGCGAATATGTTGATGGCGCAAAAGGCGCGACCGATCCGGTCAGTGTTGCCCATATTACTCAAATGAGATTGTACCTGGTTGAATTTGGCATGACCCCAAGCAGTCGCAGCAAAGTACACGCTGGCGAGGGTGATAAACCGAAAGACCCGTGGGATGATTTCTGACCCACGTTGAGAAATCCAACGCTTATATTGAAGCGGTTTTAAGTGGCGAAGTTCCAGCCTGTGAATATGTTATCCAGGCTTGCCAGCGACAGAAATATGATCTAACCAACCCACCCGAAGGCTTTAGCTTTTCAGAACAAAGGGCCGAGAGGGTTTGCCTATTTGCCGAGCTGATGCCCCATATCAAAGGGGAGTGGGCTGGGACAACTATCACCCTCGATGGGTGGCAGTCGTTTGTTCTGTCCACGGTGTTTGGGTGGATTGACAGCCACGGCTATAGGCGATTCAAAACAGCCTATATCGAAGTGCCTCGCAAGAATGCCAAAAGCACATTATCTAGCGCGGTTGCTCTCTATTGTCTGGCGGCTGATGGTGAAAGCGGGGCCGAGGTTTACAGCGCGGCCACCACCAGGGACCAGGCGCGTATCGTTTGGCAAGATGCGAAGCGCATGGTGGAGAAGTCTCCAGGCTTGCGATCAAAGTTTGGGGTTAAGACTTCAGCCCATTCTATTTATGTAGACAACACAGCCTCATCAATGAAAGCCCTATCGAGAGATCAGGGCGGCAACCTCGACGGGCTTCATGTCCATTGTGGAATCATTGACGAACTACACGCGCATAAGACCCGCGATGTGTTTGATGTTATCGAGACAGGAACAGGCGCAAGACGGCAGCCGTTGTTGTGGTTGATTACTACCGCCGGATTTAATCGGGCGGGTATCTGTTACGAGCAGCGCAGTTACACGCTGAAACTGTTGTCGGGTGCGGCAAAGGATGAGGAATACTTCGGGATTATTTACACCATCGACAAGGATGATGACTGGACTGACGAAAGCGCATGGGCGAAGGCGAACCCCAACTGGTGCGTTTCCGTTAATCCAGACGACATAAGACGCAAAGCACGAAAGGCAATGGAAACCGCCAGCGCGGTGAATAACTTCCTGACCAAGCATTTGAACGTTTGGGTGAACTCTGCCACAGCCTGGATGGATATGCGGGCGTGGGACGACTGCGGCGATCAACGGCTATCCATTGAACAATTCCAGGGAATGGATTGCCATATCGGTGTCGATCTAGCAACTAAGACAGACATTGCAGCGGTGAACATCACCTTCAAGAAAGACGGTGAATATTACGGCTTCAATCGCTTCTATTTACCTGAAGATGCCGCCAGTGAGGGCAGAAATTCACAGTATTCAGGGTGGGGGAGAAGCGGAAAGCTCATCCTCACACCAGGGAACGTGACCGACTTTGCTCTCATTGAGGCTGACATTCGGGATTTGGCGAGCCGGTTCAGAGTTTTGTCGGTGGCCTATGACGAATGGCAAGCCCAATACCTGGCGAACAATCTGATGGCAGACGGTTTGCCGATGGTTAATTACAGAATGACAGTGCAAAACATGAGCGAACCCATGAAGGAATGGGAGGCGCTGGTCTTGCAAGGCAAATATCACCACAGCAACTGTCCGGCGATGACCTGGATGGTTTCAAATGTTGTCGCGCACCTTGACGCAAAAGAAAACATCTATCCGCGCAAGGAATTTCCTGAGAATAAAATTGATGGGCCGGTTGCCCAAATAATGGCGATGGGTCGCTGGGTCTTGGAAAAAGACTCCGGCGGTCTTGACGACTTCCTCAATAATCCGGTTTTATTATGAATCTATTTTCAAAAATCCTCACAGCCTTTGGGGTTGGGGGGCTGGCGAACAAAGAAACGGGCGCTCAGTATAGTGGTCCCGCCTCGCGAGGCACTGAAACCGGCATCACTGTATCAGATGAACGCGCCATGCAAGTGTCGGCGGTCTGGTCGTGCGCTCGGTTAATCACTGAAACTGTCGGTTCTTTGCCGCTGGGACTGTATGAACGTACAGGTGACAGCCGTGAGCCGCTATCTCGCGACCATTATCTTTATCAATTACTCCGGGTTAGCCCGAATCAATACATGAATCCCCAAGAATTCCGCGAGGCTATGACCTTGCAGTTGGTTTTGTGGGGCAACGCTTATGGGCTGATTGACAGAATAGGCAACAGGCCGGTTTCTATTATCCCACTAAAGCCAGAACACATGACGGTTGTCAGGGACGAGACAGGACTCACCTATCACTACTCAACAAACAGCGGGGTGGTGGTCTATACCGCTCGATCAATTTTCCATCTCAAAGGGTTCTCTGTTGACGGCATTGTCGGCTTGTCTCCGCTGGCTTATGCCCGCCAGGTGATGGGCGTCACTGTAGCGGCTGACAAGTATGCTTCCAAGTCGTTTGCCAATGGTGGCAGACCTACCGGCGTTATCACTGTTAGTGAGTTTCTAAACAAAGAACAGCGCGAGAAGGTGCAGGATATTTATGAGGGCGTAGTCGAATCGGTTGAAGATAATTTGGCCAGGGTTCGGGTGTTAGAGGGTGGCATGAAATACGAGCCAATTTCTATCCCGCCAGATGATATGCAAATGCTGCAATCGAGACAGTTTCAACTTGGCGAAATAGCCAGAATTTTCCGCATTCCTTCCCATTTAATCAACGACTCCGAGAAGGCGACAGCCTGGGGTTCGGGGATTGAACAGCTCAACATCGGATTTCTTCAATATACATTGCGCCCCTATCTCACCAGATGGGAAGGCACGATTGACAGCTCACTGGTTCAGGTTAAAGACCGCAGCTCGGTAGTCGTTGAACACAATGTTGAAGGACTGTTGAGAGCCGACAGCGCGGCAAGATCAGAATTCTATTCCAAGATGGCGCAAAACGGATTGATGACGCGGAACGAAATCCGCAAGAAAGAAAACCTACCGTCAATGGTTGGCGGTGATGATTTAACGGTGCAAGTCAACCTGACACCCGTTCAAGATTTGGAGAAAGACAATGCTCAACAAACTTAGCACATCATTAGAGCAATGTGAGATCAAATTCGATAAAGCTGGTGGTGGCATTTTTGAGGGCTACGCATCCAAATTTGATGGAAACGACAGCTACAACGACACGATTATCAAAGGCGCATTCGCTCAGACGCTCAAAGACAGAAGCCGTCCTCCCTCTATGCTTTATAACCACAACCCCAATGTGGTTATTGGAAAATATACGCACGTTGGGGAAGACAGCAGCGGATTGATCGTCAAAGGCGAATTCACTCCAGGCCACACAGAAGCTCAAAACGTTCGCGCCAGCCTGATACATGGGGCGGCTGATGGGCTGTCGATAGGTTTTCGCATCCCTAAAGGTGGCAGTGAAGTCAAAGAAGATGGAGGACGAATCCTCACAGCGATTGACCTGGTGGAAATTTCGGTGGTGACGATGCCCGCCGATGATGCCGCACGAATCAGCATGGTGAAATCTGAAATTGAAACCATCGAAAGCATGAAAGAGGCCGAGCAGTTCCTGAGAGATTCAGGGGAGTTCAGCCGTTCAATGGCTATGTGTTTTGTGAGCCAGTTGAAAAGCCTGATTCAGAGTGATTCTGAAGCAGAACTAAAACAACAAATCGCAGAACTCAAAAAGCAAATTGAAACAAATCGCGCACATAGCACAACAGATCAACTGATCCAGGCTATACGCGCTCTTTAAACCCTACTAGCACCACAAGCGAAGCCGCCCTTTGAGGCGGTTTTTTTGTGCCAAAAATTAAGGAAATTGTTATGTCTGACGTTATTGATATGAAAGCGGTGGAAGTCGCTTTATCTGAAAAACACAATGAGCTGAAAGGCTTGATTGAAAAATCTAATGCTGAAGTTGCCGAGTTTGGCAAAGTCGCCCACGACACGAAACAGGGCATTGATGTTATCTCTGCCAAGTGTTCTGAGTTGGGTGATCGGATGCACGAAATTGAACAAAAAGGTCTTGGCTCCCAGGGTGAAGAAGCCCGCGAAACATTTGGCGAGCAGTTTTCCAAGTCTGACGGCTGGTTGGCTATGCAGGAAGGTCGCCAGGGTTCAGCTAAAATGTCGATGAAGACAGCTATCGTCAATGCTACTGGCCAGAATCAGCCGCTGGTTGCCACTGATCGCCGCCCCGGTGTTGTTGCAGAGCCTAATCGCATTCTGTCTATTCGTGACATTCTGCCGGTTGGCCGCACATCCAGTAACTTGATCGAATACGCTAAAGAAAACGTGTTCACCAACAACGCTGGCCCACAGTACAGCTCACCATCCTTTGAGAATGTGACCAAGCCAGAAAGTGGCATCACCTTCACCCTGGCAACCTCTGCCGTTGTGACGATTGCTCACTGGATTCCAGCCTCTAAACAGGTTCTGGAAGATTCTCCTATGCTGCAAAGCTACATTGATGGCCGTTTGATGTATGGCCTGAAGCTGGAAGAAGAAGACGAGCTACTCAATGGTGCTGGCACTAGCGGCAAGCTGGATGGTTTGTTGAATCAAGCAACCACTCAGACCCTTCCGTCTCCTGCTCCGACAGCCGTGGATCAGATTCGTTATGCTATCGCTGAAGCGTCAGTGTCTAACTACACGCCCACGGCTATAGTTATGAATCCGAACGATTGGCGCGATCTGGAGTTAGCAAAAGACAGCCAGGGCCGCTATCTGTTCGCTAATCCTCAGAGCATGGCCAATCCCATGATGTGGGGCTTGCCTGTTGTTGTGACTAACAGCATCGGGGAAAACACCTTCTTGGTTGGTGCTTTCGGTATGGGCGCGCAGATTTGGGATCGTATGGATGCGTCTATCGAAGTGAGCCGCGAGAACAGCGACAACTTTGTTAAGAATATGTGTACCATCCTGGCAGAAGAACGCCTTGCTCTGACGGTTTATCGCCCTGCGGCATTCCTGAAAGGCACTATCTAAGCTCTAAACTAAATCAGCGGGGGTCAGCAATGGCCCTCGTTTTTTTATGGACTTTCTATGCAAGTTAAAATCACCCAAAGAATTATCACTGGTAATTTAGCCAACAGCTATATAGGCCAGATCACGACAGTTTCTGACGAATTTGGCGCGCATCTTATAGAGATCGGTGCGGGTGAATTGTACGAGACAAAAGTCAGTGAGGATTATGAGCCGGTAAAAAAGCCCCAATCTTCACCGTCATTGGTGGAGGCCCAAGCCTCACCCAAGAAGACTGCGAAAAAGCGCAAAAGCACTCGCAAGTCATAGCAATAAACGACAGTTGGCGAATAGCGCCAGATGCCCAATATATGTATGCCTGTGATTGGGATTGGTGGGCAGAACACTATAAAGCAGTAGAAAAAGGCTTCAAGGGTAAGCGGTATACCCACTCCACAGAAACCCATCAACACGCGAACCCTGATGCTGGGTTTGACCTGAATCGAATACCGGGAAAATCCCTTCCAGGGTTGGGAAAAGATTGCATCCATTACGGAAAAAACGGCGGCTACCAAGCGGTCAATCTGGCTTATTTGTTAGGCGCAAAAACTATCATTTTATTAGGCTTCGACATGATGGCAACAGGCCACTGGTTCGGGGACCACAAGGGGCGGCTGAATAGGCCCAGCCCCTACCATGATTTTATTGCCGCATTTAAAACGATCAACCCCGATGACTATGGGTTGGAAATTATTAACTGCACAAGGGAAACGGCATTGACCTGTTTTCCGGTTGTGCCGTTGGAGAAAGTGTTTGGATAACCAACAAATCGAAATCGATAAATACAGGAAGGTTTATCAGGTTGAAGAATACCGCATGGGTGGCGCACGAAAAGCCTATGCCGAGGAAAACATTAAGTCAGCCGATGACTGCGCTTCATACCTCGACGTAGGTTGTGGACGTGGTGAAATGGTGGCATTTGCCCACAATTTAGGCATGGAATCGAAAGGCGTTGAAGCGGTCGAGTATCTGACCAATGGTGACGATATTGTGCAAGGTTTGGCGTGGGATTTGCCCTTTAAGGACAATAGTATTGACCTTGTGACCTTGTTTGACGTTATCGAGCATATCTTGCCTGAAGATACCTTCAAAGTGCTTCACGAATTGGGCCGAGTGGCTAACAAAAGGCTATTTATTACCGCTGCCAACTACTCAAGCAAAAGCCTTGGGGAAGAGTTGCACATTAATATCAGAGGATATGGCGAATGGGATCAGGTCATTCGTGATGCCTTCCCTAAAGCAACGGTGACGTGGTTGCCGAGAAAACACAACATAGCGTCCGAAACGTGGGCTATACAGCTCGGATAATACCCCGCCACAGCTACGCTAAACCGTGGTTAGAGGCGGTTAAACAGGGATTTAGACGGCATAACGTCGAAATAGTAGACCGAGTGGCCGATTTAACGGTTATTTGGTCGTTTCACGATGCTCACAAGGCTCCAGGCGACTACTTGCTGCTTGAATGCGGCTATATCGATAGATTTGAATATAGTTCATTTGGGCTAAATGGCCTGAATGGAGTGGCTGATTTCAACACTGAAAACGTCCCTTTTGATCGGGCGAAACAGTGGGAACACCTACTAAAACCAGAACATGGCGGCGATTACACGCTAATCGTTGGGCAATGCCCCGGTGATGCCAGTTTATACGGCCTTGATGTCGTGAAATGGGCTGAAACCGTAGCTAAAACGATAGATGGCCCTGTGTTATACAGGCCACACCCAAAACAACCAACAACACCGGACATTCCTACCCTTTCGGGTGGCCTTGAGGCTGCACTGAATGGCGCTGGGCGCGTAATAACTTACACAAGCAATGTTGGCGTGGATGCAAGGCTAAACGGCTGTAACGTCGAAGCACATCACCCCGGTTCAATGATTTACAACAAAGTAGACCGGCGCGGCTGGTTGAGAAAGCTGGCGTATTGTCAGTGGAATTTAAACGAAATCGCTTCAGGGGAAGCCTGGGAACATTTAACCAATCCGCGTCTTTTCGGCGCAGTAATCAAAAGATAGAGGAAACAACATGGCATTCGTCGCAGCAGATTGGACGATTCTCCGAACCACCGGTGCGAATCCAAATGAGATCGATTATGTAGGGGATGCCCACGCTGGCGCAGCTCCCACCTACGCAACAGGTATTGAGCTTCACCGAGCATTACAGGACTTTGCCGATGACTCAGCCGACGGCACAGAAGAAATATCTATCGTTGATGAGGTTCCGTCACAGCGGGGTGGGGTTGATACCAACATCACGTTAATTAACGGCTATCACATCACACCCACTGCCCATGAACATCTTTATGATACGTCTATCTCTCAGACTCACCCAGTAGATGGGGTTCAGATATATGACGGCATTCAGGTGTTTGGTAACAGTACCAGCATTCAGGTAATCCAGAATGGTGCGCGACTGACCAATGATTTTTGGAATGAAGCCAAAATGATTACAGCGGTATCGGATGCCACCTCAAACACCTCTCACCGTTTTATGGTGCTGGTGCGTGATACCGGTGCTGATATTGATGGCCGTCGGTTGATTGGTACGCAGCGCGTTTATGGAACGACCTATACCGAGTTTGCCATTGGTGGTGGTACTAACCGTGGGAACAACGTTCTGGCATTGACCGCGAACAGCAACTTGAATAACGCAACGGCGCAGGGAACTATTGATGCTCTGACGTTTGTTATTGCTGAAGGCTATGTTCCTATTGATGGCGATGGTAACGGTACGCCAGAAAACTACTATGTCGAGTGGGACACCAACGGCAACAGCAAGAACGAAGCCTACGAATACTCTCAGAACATGATTCGTGAGGGTGTTGCAGTAACGCCGGTCAACGGCACATTCGGACTTGACCCCAACATCTTCCGAGGCATTACGCACTCAGTCGCGGTGACAGATTTAACCAGCGGGATATGGGTTGAACCTGAAGCTCTTTCATGGGGAACAGGGGCCACAGCAGGTACAGGCCAGCTACTAGCGATTGATAACACTGCCTCCGGTAGTGCAACCATTCTCTATATGCAGTTGCTGACGGGTGTTCTGCCTAATGCTAACACCATCACAGGCGCAACCAATGGCGCGAGCGGTACAGCAGGAACCGTCACGGGTCAGGTTGTAAGCGTTCCACCGATTGGAGCCTCTACTGGTGCGAATATCAAAGGTGCTTACGGTGTCGGTATTCAAGAAGCCGACCTTGAGGCGGGTGATACCCTTCTCGATTTAACCGGCGCAGCAAACAACGCACCAAACAACGTGACCTTCAGTGTGATTGGTTTGAACATTACTACCACAGCCGATTATGTTCTGGTTGGGCCTGATAGCGCTGGTTCTTTGCAATTAGATCAACTAGGTCAGAATGCAGCAGTCAATACCACTGTCACGTCGTTGGTTATGGATTCAGCTATTCCAGTAGACACCCCAGCAACGGGTTCAATCCGATGCCTTAATGTCAGCGGTGAATATGTTAGGCACGACTATTCAGCGTGGACGGGAAGCACCTTTACGATTACGTCCTATGACTTCTCGCCGGTTGGCCTCGATGTTGCCATTAACGCCAATGTGTTTATTTCATACATTGACAAAGTGGCGACAGCAACAACTGAAACCTTCAACACTGTATTCAACGCGACTAGAGCATTGCGGGCTATCGTCCGAAATGGTGCGACTGTTGGTGGCATTGCGCCGATAGTGCCGATTGATGTTGCTGGTTCACTGGGTTCTGGTGGTGGTGCGACGACGCTCTCAAGAGTTTTGGACACTTAATAAATGGCTGTAACAATCAACACAGGTGGAACCTACTCTGTAACGCGGGTAGATTCCGCTGACTCAGCTACGAACTGGGCGGCTACCACTCTGGAAGGGAGTGGTGGTGGCGCGGGCCTGTTGGCTTCTGTTGGCACTATTGATTTGGTGGCAGAAGGGACTGATGCGAGAGCGTCAAGAACTAACAAGCAGCGGGTTCTGTTAGCCTTCACTAACTCTGCGGGATATGACTTCACCTCGGGTTCTTCAGGAACCGGTGCCACGGCGGTGCCTGATGGTAATGCTTATATCTGGGCTGCATTTTTGGCGGCTGGTTCTGCGTTTACTAAAGCCAACGGTGGTCTACAGATCATGCTTGGCGATGGGACGAACCGCTCTTTCTGGAATGTTGCGGGTAGTGATACCTATTCCGGCGGCTTTCAGAAGTGGGCTGTTAATACAGGAGTCACTGAAAGCGAAAACGATGGAACCACTGCCACGCTTGGCGACATCACTGAGATAGGTTTTGTCACTGATGTTGGCGGGACGACCACGCGGTTTGACAATTTTGTCGTTGATGCTATGGACGTTGGCACTGGCCTCACATTTCAAGGCACAACAGCAAGCAATGCCATGTTCTCGGAGTCTCAGGTTGTTGACGCTACGACGGCTATCGGTGTTCTGTCTAACTCCAATGGAATTATATTCTCGCAGGGTAGCGTAGAGTTTAGCGGTACAGCTCTGACCTCCATCGGTGAAACGATGGTGTTCACAGATACATTGGGTGGGGCTTACACCTACCAGTTCGATGTGTCTGGTACTGTGACCATGACCAATTCCATTGTGAATAGTTCTGGTGCTGTAGATTTTAACTTTGATACCTCCGGGGCTACTGCCTTCACTATGACGGGTGGGTCATTGGGTGGGTTTAACACGCTGACCACTGCCGCCGCTCAGACAATGAGCGGGATTGTATTTCAGTCGGGTGGGGCTTCTACGGTTGCCAACACTATTTCCGATAGTTCATTTAACCTTTGCGGATTGATTACGCTCACAGGCGCATTGGATGGCTGCGCCATTAACGAGAGTACAGCCACCAGCGCGGTGACAACGGCTGATCTTGACAAGATAACCAGTACCACGTTCGTATCTGATGGCACAGGCCACGCGGTCACTATCACCACTGCCGGAACTTATGACTGGGATGCTAATCAGGAAAGCGGCTATGGAGCGACTGGAACGACCAACGCCACTGTCTACAATAACAGCGGCGGTTCGGTAACGATCAACGTCATTAACGGCGGGTCTACCCCAACCTATCTGAACGGGGCGGGCGCATCCACTACGATTGTGGCGGGTTCGGTTACTGTTCAAGCCAACGCCGCGCTAAAAACCGGGACACCGGTTGAGAATGCTAGGGTTTATCTGAGAGCTTCAGATGGAACAGGCCCATTTCCTTATCTGGATAGTGTCACTATTACGCGCTCGACCACTACAGCAACAGTGGCTCATACCGCACATGGTATGGCTACGAATGATAAGATTGTGCTTGCTGGCATATCAGACAAGACAACAGACAACGGTATACATCAAATCACGGTCACTACCGCGAATGCTTACACCTACACAACAACAGACTCAGGCTCTACCAGTTATACGGGAACCATCACTTCAACCTTTGTGGCATTGAGTGGCCTGACAGGGGTTGGGGGTGATTTGAGTGTATCGAGGGTTTATCCATCCAATCAACCCGTTACCGGATGGACAAGGAAATCGACCTCCTCGCCCTTTTTGCAGGAGGGTGTTCTGGTGGGTACAATTAGCAGCTCGACGGGCTTTAACGGGACGGCGGTTATGCTGTCGGATGAATAATGGCGCTAACAGTAGATTACTCAGTTACTCCTTTTCTTATCACTGTCCCAAAGAGCGATTTGACGCTTGAGTCAGGCACACAATACAAACTGACGGTGGATGAGTTTTGGATATTGCTTAGGGATTTTACAGACGAACAGACCACGATGGCACAGCCAAAACTCTATTCGCGTATTCCCGCCACGTCCAGCACCCCGTCGATTACCACGATTGATTTAGCCTATTATGCTATTGAATTTGAAGACGGGCTTTATTCCGTGAATATCATTTCAGGCAACACCAATATCCGCGAGGCCGAGGTAAAAAATCAGGTCAGTGTTAATACCAACAACACAACAGGCTTTATTGACCCAACCTATCTGGAGTATTCAACCTTCGGGGGTGGGGTGTCTGTTGATGCCCTCAGTGGAATTACGGGGACGGCTTATCCAAAAGG